GTGAAAAACCCTGCGGGGTCATCACGATTGGTGATCGTGAGACTGATCGGGGTGGGGGTCGGGGTGTAATTTCCGATGTTGAAGGTCAGCCCGTTGCGGGTATCGACAACATTGGTGACGGTTCGCCTGACAATCTGTGCGCTGATCGTCGCCCCCGTAAGATTGATGGGGACTACCGGGGTGCTGCAAGCGTCCTGCGCGAGCCGTATGTTCCAGTAGGTCTTCTGTTGGTAGACCAGTTCACCGGCAATGATCTGATTGTCAAAGCCGCTTACTTGTGCAAGCGTATTCTTGTTAAAGACGGCCATATTCGTTCCCTGTACTCAGGTTGTGACGCAGCCCACATTCTTGCGGGTTGCGAATGGATGGTGTCTTGTCTTACTAAATTATGCCGCTAGGCGTCTGTTTCGTCACGCTTTTTTGCGGCGTCCATGTATAGGGAAAACATCATCCTATACAAGTCTGCGTGCGTGAAGGTTTGCCCTGTCGGCTGACCCGTCTGCGGGTCTAGCATCGTCACCGTTGCCGCAGCGTCAAACTCAACCCCGCAGCTTCCCCTATCGGAAAGCAAAACCGTATTGTCAAAAGCAATTGCCTTTTCCTCTTGGAAATAAGCCATTGGCGTTTGCCCCGTTGAGGCATGAGGGTTTACAACCGTAACGGCGCGGCAGCGCGTCCAAGTCGAGCCTTGAATTTGAGATTCTTGGTAGTTCATCATGCCGTCCATACAGGGATGAGGTAGATCGTTCCGTTAACCTCTATTTCCAACCAAGTGTTGGTGGTGTTATTGGTTCCGGGCTTGTTGTTTGCATTGAATGTAGCGGTGCTTGCGCCTGCGCCAATGCCTGTACGCAAAGACAAAACGCTTGTGTTGATTGTGCTTTGCAGTCTTTGCACGGTCAAATTCGGCACAACCGTGGTTGATGAAATAACCAAAGGCGCGGTGCCGGTTGCTACCGTGGTTTGAATCTGTCCGACTGCGGTGATCTGACCATTTGCGTACAAAGCTCTTGTTGAGTCAGATGCTGAGAAATATCCACCATAGCCCGAGCCAGTTCCTTGCCCCCTTACGGCGACACCACCCGCAACACCCCAAACGCCATAAGCACTAGAAGCTGAAGAAGTGTTGTCGCCGCGCACCCCTGCTGCGCCTGCGGTATTTGTCTCTCCGTATACGCCATTGATGGCATTTGGCACGCCCGTGCCATAAAGCGCAGCGAATTGGCTTCCCGAGGTAAGCCCCGCAAAGTAACCCGTGCCGGACACGTTGATGTTTGCGGTAGAAGTGATGTTGCCTGCCGTGATCGTGCCCAGGTTGGCAGAGATGGCAGACAATTGCCCGACCTTGAGGTTGGAAAGATATGGAACGTACCAAGTGGTCAGATTGGTTACGGGGTCATAGATGCCGTCGCTTTGGAACAAAGCCTCGCCCGCAACGATGCTAGGCGGCGTGGCCTGCCAAGTCTCTGACCCACCCCAACTATTGAATGGCGGAAATGAAGCGTTGCCCGTTGTGGTCAATGAAGTCGGTGTTGGACTAAGCGATGTCAGCGTGCTTTTTGCGTAGCAGATGCGCGAAGAATTGCCTGCTGTTCCTGCGCCGCCCGTGCTGCCCGTAGGTCCACTGCTGCCAGTTGGTCCGGCACTTCCAGTAGGCCCGGTTGGACCTGTTGGCGTAACAGGCGTCCAAGTGAAAGCTATGCTAGTGGCCGAAAGTTGAGATGTTGAAACCTCATTGGCAACCGTAAAGGCAAAGTAATAGGTCGAATTGCCGACCACCACATTCGGAAATTTAATTGATACGCCTGCGCCAAATGCATTGTTATCAGGGGCGGTTTGATTGCCCCAAACGCGCCAATCAGTCTGTGTCGGCGTTGCTGATGTGGTGTAGTAAAGCGTAACTGTAGTAACTCGCACCGTAGTCGGCAACAAACAAGTTACGCTGAACGTGGGAGGCGACGTGCTAGGCGATTGATCACTAAACGTTGGCGCGGCAAGTGCCGGGAAGTAATACCCAGACTGAAGATCGCTGTTTGGCGCGGGCGTGAACTGAGTGATGCTGAAGTCGTCATAGACCTGAGCGTTGTACTCATTCATCTCAATCCGCGCACCAAGGTTGCCATCGGGCAAGCTGGTTTCGTTGACCTTGAATACGCGGAACAGTTTATTGGTCCAGCCATAGGCTGAATTGGTCACGCTCACAACATCACCCGCATTGACCTGAATGCCGGTGTATGCGGTGTTGAACGAAACAATCAGGTCTTCACGGGCTTGCTCAAGCACTCGATTGGCAATGTATGTTGCCTGAACCGAGTCATTCAGCATTGAGAAGTTGGTTGTGTACTTGTTTACCGGCTCATTGGGGTACAGCAAGCCAGACGGTGTTTGTAGGAACACGGTGCTGGGCTTGTCCTTGTTGCCTTTCCACGGGAATGACGCTTCAATCTGATTGATCGATTGCGTCAAATCAACCGCACTGACGCGGATTTCGCCAATGATGTTGGAATCATCAAAGCTGAATGAAGAAGCCTCTGCTTTGTTGATGACGGGCGACCATTGACCCGTTTCGGCTTGATACGAAAGCCAAGAATCGCAAGCGGTAAGGATGTGATCAATGTTGTTGAGTACGGTTTCACCCGTATCCAGAACACCATTGATGCGATAACGCGCTTGAGTTGCTGAGCCGCCGCCGCTTGGCGTGTATGTAATGGTCTGATCAGAATAAGTATCAAGATCAGCGCAAGCGGTCGTATCGACGTTTGCAAGCGGAATTGCGCCGCCATAAACAGTGCTGACCAAATAATCACGAAGCGCAGAACCCGGCTTCGCCACTCCAGTGCCGTTGAGTGAATGATTGAGCTTAAAAGTGATTGGCTGCAAGCCTGTTGTGCCAGCATCAGTGTTGTACTTCAGATAAATGATGGCAAACGCCAAACCATTCATCTGCCGACCAGACGCAGGCCAACGCAAGCTAGTAGGAATGTCAGAGCCGCCCATCGCCACGTTAGGCGCAGACCCCATCACGGTTGTGATGACTCCAGCATCTGTCGATGTATAAAGATTGAAATAAAGATAGTTGTTGATCTTGGTGTCTACATTGCCAGCACCATCAGTAAGCGAAGCGACGCGATTAGTGCCAGGAGCAAATGTGATCAGCCGGTCGCCGTAGTAAAACTGCGTTGTGTCAAACGTGATCTGGCCGTTTGGCGAGACATGACTAATCGCCAAGACGTAGTACATCGCTTGGTTGTCGGTTGACAATACGGCATCGACAAACGTGCCGCCCATCCACGCATCGCCGTAGACAACCGGAATGCGGTTTTCTGAGCTTGGCGGGATTTGCTGCCGAACACCGTTGTCTTTCTGCTTGGGCGCTTTTGCACCAAATACTCGCGTGACGGCATAAGAAACGGCAAAGTTAACGGCCATTGCAAAGACTGGATACGCGGCCATAAGGCCAGTGACCAATCCATAAATTTGCGCCGCAGCAATGACAATTGATGATGGCATTTCTTATTCCTTACAAAACGTCGATTCGATCCTGCGGAAGCCTCGCGCTTCGAGATCGATAGCAGGACTGTTCGCCATAAGCGATGCGGTAATTATTTCTGCTCTGCCGTCTTCAATCAATTCTTCAGCATACTTTCTGAAAAAGACAAATAGCCTGCCGCCCACAGTCCCGTCCCGATGATCGGGATGAACCCACCATGCCAGTTCCTTGACTTCATTTACACCTGGGCACCAAATGTTTGGTGTGACGATAGCCGCCAACATTCCGCGTTTTTCGCTATCGATGCAAATGAAGCCGCGCCCCGCAATCAGACTAAACAAAAATTGTTTGACGTACTGACTGTCATGGTTGGCCGCTTGTCTTAGCTTGTGGATGCTTGACTCTGCGGCATAGTGCCGCATCATCTCTACGCAATCATCTAGGTCGAACTTGTTTGCCAGTCTGATCACGATGGGATTTGTTCATCAGGGATGTTTACATCTCGCCCAGCACCGCCGCCACCACCCGGATCAGAAATGCTGCCGCTGTTGGGCTTGCCGCCAAAGTCGAAGTAGGTGTTAGAGATCGCATCAACCCGGCTCATAGATGCATCGCCGGGATAGATCGCCTGCCAGCTTGCCTTGTTGGTTTTAACGCCAGCAATTCGGTTCTCAAGGATGCGCCGCATGCTTGAGCAAGTGATGGTGCAAGTCGCCACACGCGACCGAATTTCATCGTTCCAGTCCTCGGTGATGCTGACGTTGTTGACGATGCCGGTCCACCGCTTGAAGAACTGCTGAGTCGGCGTGGTGATGATCTGATTGTCTGAGTCCAAAAAGCCGCGCCACATCTCGACCGTGCTGCCCTTGATGTCGCTCGACAAGATCAACGCAACATTATTCGGGTCAATGCCGGTG